TTTTGTTGTCTCAACTTTTTTTTATTAAAAAATGGCATTGATAAAAATTTCTTCTATCAACACCATTTATTATACAACCTAAATAACTAAAACCACTTTAATTAGTGGTTTTATTTTTTTTTTAATAATAAGTTGACAATTAACAACTTAAATATTATAATCTATTTGAGGTGATAAAAATGAAAACTTTTATAGATTTAAAAAAAAGAATGCTAGACAAGAATATCTCTTTTACTTTGTTAGCTAAAAAAGATGGAAGAAGCAGGCAATATTTATATAAAGAATGTAAAAAGGAAAATCAAAAAGTTTTAGATGAATTATATAAAATATTATCAATTATATAAATTTTTTTATAAATTAAGTTGACAATTAACAACTTTTATAAAAATCTAAGGCTAGTCCTTAGACAAATAGCTATAAGATCCTTGCTCACTGCTCCCCTCAAAAGAAGTGAGTTCCTCCCTTATAGCTATCTGTGTAAGGTGTAGCTACTGGATAAAACTAAGTCCACGAATGTGGGTAGGCTTCGGCTGAGCATCTTATGTTTTATCCCCTTACAGATTTAAGCATTTGCAAGTGTAAACAAGCTAGTGGTTGGAGTGTTAGACTCGGAATTTATAGGATACAACGATGTATCTAAATTTTAAAGCTAGCCGTTACGTTGGACATTCGATAAGAGCCAACTATAAATTTTACCAGTTTTGTGAAAGTATAAACTGTTTATCTTGTGATTTATTCTAACTTAGAAATGTCAAGAACGGATCTAAGGACAGTATAGCTAGCTGAATAAGTCACAGGATATAAAACTTTTCTCATAAAATAAATTTATTAGTTGAATTGGTAGGAGCTGCTTAATAGCTTGCTCGCTAATAAGTAGCTTTTACCAATTGAGATAATAAAAGAGAGTGAGCAAGCTCTCCAATAACATAGGAGGAATATATGAGAGATATTAGAGAAAAAAATTGGTTTTGGCTTGAAAATGATTTAGTCGATAGAGAAGATATAACAGCTATGGAAAAGCTAATATATATGCTTTTAGCAAGATATGCTGATAAAGAAGGGAAATGTTTTCCTAGTCAAGAAAAATTATGTAAAGTTACAGGAATAAAAGATTATAGAACTATCGTTAAATATTTAAAGCAACTTGAAGAAAAAGGGCTAATAGAAATTAAAAAAAATAATGGAAAAGTTAATGTTTATTATTTAAAGAATGTTACTACACCACCTACAAAAAATGTAGGTACAAAAAATGCTACTGCAAATTTTGCAGAAGAACCACCTACAAAAAATGTAGGTACACCACCTACAAATTTTGCAGGTATAACAATACACAATGAAAAAGACACAAAGAACAATACACAATATATAAAAGAAATTGATGAAGTTGTAAATCATTTGAATGAGAAAGCAGGAACTAAATATAAATCTAATTCTAAGAATACAACTAGACATATCCAAGCAAGGATAAATGAAGGCTATACACTAGAAGATTTTAAAACTGTTATAGATAAAAAATGCAGTGAATGGCTAAATACAGATATGGAAAAATATTTGTGTCCTGAGACTTTATTTGGCTCTAAATTTGAAAAGTATCTAAATCAAAAAATAATTCACAAAAATATAGGTATTCCTGCAGCTGCTCAAGAAAATAAAAAAATAAAGTGGGGTGAGTAATATGTCAGTAACACAAATAAGAGAAATAATAAAAATGCTTGAAAATCCTAGCTTAATAAAAATGGAAGCAGAAGAAAAAGAAGTCTTAGAAAATGGAGACATAGTATTAAAAAGATGCGAGAAGTGTGGAGAAATAATTGATTATATACATGAAGGTTATACAATGTCTCGTGACTGTGCTTGTATGAGAAGTTATAGAGTACAAGCAAGATTAAAAAGATTTCAAGACTTGAGCATCACAGATAGAAACTCTAAGAGTGATATTTTTTCTAACTCTAAGAAAATAACAAATGTTGAAGAAAAAGAGATTTATAAAGAGCTTTTTAATTATGCAAATAATTTTACTATATCTAGCAAGGGATATATATTTTCTGGAGGAGTAGGAACTGGAAAAACATTCTTAGCTAACTGTGTATGTAATAAGCTAAGTGAAAAAGGTTTCTCAGTATTAAGTTTTTCACTTGGTGCATATTTTAATAAAATTAGATTTAGCACTGATGAAGAAGAAAAATTAATACAAGCAGTTAAAGATGTAGACCTGTTATTCATTGATGACTTAGGTAGTGAGTACATCAATAGAGAAAATGGCAAGATGTGGGGTGAAGAAAAGATTTTTAGACTTTTTGATGAAAGATACAGAACAGGAAAGCCTATTCTAATCACAACTAATTTAGATGCAGGAGAAATAAAAGAGCATCTAAAAATAAAAGGTGTTGATAAAATCTACGATAGGTTAAAAAGTGAATGTAAGTATAGAGAATTTAGTTGGGAAAGCAAAAGAGAGATATTAGAGTAATAAAAAATAGATGGAAAGAATGGAGAAGAAAATGAGAGAGATTAAATTTAGAGTATATTTAGATAAAATGTATTATCAAAATGAGTATGTGGAGTATGATACAAATTTAGCAACTATAGATTTTTTAAATAAAACTGTAACCTTTGTAGCATATACAGATGGCGAGGAAGTAGATAATCTTCAAAAATATTCTTTTGATGAGAATAATATATTGTATAAAAAAGACTTAAAGATAATGCAATATACAGGATTAAAAGACGAATATGGAGATGAAATTTATGAGGGAGACATTGTAACTTTACATAATAGTAGATATAAAGTCATTTTTAATATGGAACAAGCAAGATTTGTTTTAAGAGATGATAAATTTGAAATGGAAATACCTTTTACAAACAACAATAATGAAAGAATGAAAATAATTGGAAATATTTATGAAAACCCAGAATTGATTGAGGATTAAGTATATGACTATTAAAATAATATTTATATCTTTAAATGTACTTATTTTAATAATTTTCTTTGTAATATTTTTAGATGAAGCAAGATATTCAGAAGGAGTAGGAGGGAAAATATTTTTTATAATATTATATTTATTTTTGGTTTTTTGTGTAACTAATTTTACAGTATTTTTATTAATGTTAGGAGAGCTTATTCCTAAAAGATATTAAATTTAACTAGGAGGCAATAATGGAGTTTAAAAAGCCTAAAACATTTGGAGAAATCTTAATGCTGCAACAATATTTAGATAAAAATATACACAGTTCAAGAGAAAGAACAATTAGAGATATTAAAAAATCTATCATAGCTGAATGCATAGAATTTGATGAAGAAACACCTGAAAGCCATAAAACTTGGAAAACAAAAGAATATAGCAAAGAAAAAGAACTTGAAGAACTTACAGATATTTGGTTTTTTGTAGCCCAAATGGTTAATCATTGTGAAATAATAGAAGAAATAACTGAATTTGAAAAAATGGAATTATTCAAATTCTTCAATAATGAAAATAATCCATATATGGAAGAAATTAATATTTTAACAATAATTTTTGATTTAAGAAGTCCAACAATGAGTTATGAATACTTAAAATTTGTAATAATTGATTTAAGTAACTTAACTAATCAATATGGATATACTGTAAAAGATATATTAAACTGCTACTGGGAAAAGTGGCAAAAGAATATGAAAAGAATTGGAAAGGAATGGAATTAATGAAAGAGTTGAATTATAAAGAAGCTAGGGAATTAATCTTACAAGGAAAAAAGATTGCAAGAAACTTTAATTTAAAAATGTATGTTTACATTAAAGACGGGCAACTTGTGAGAGAAGAAAAAACAAATAATAAAAGATTGATAAAATCTATTTATGCTAATGGAATAAGTTTTTTTGATGAATTATTTAAAGGCAACGAAGAAAATAACAGTTATAAATTTGTAGAGGTAGATTAAAATGATTGAATATTTATTAAAGCTTCAAGTAAAAGATGAAAATAAAATTAGAATTATAAATAATCATATTTTTAGAGAAAAACCAATGTCAGATAAAGAAATCGAAGAAAAACAAATAGAATTCTGTAAAAGTATGAGAGAAAATTATAGAGAAGCTGGAAAGACTTTAGAAATTATAGAGTATTCTATGACTGAGGTGAGTTAAACCATTATGAGTAAAAATAAAAAAAGAGAAATAAAATTATTAAGAAAACAAAATAAATACTATAAAAGCTATATAACTAAACTTGGAAATGAATACTATGAACTAAATAAAAAAATATTTATCAAAGATAAGGAATTAACAATAGCTAAAGTAGATTTAGTTTTGAATAGATTTTATTTAACATTAATAGTTGTAATAGCAATAGTTGAATTAGGAATAATATTATTTTAAAGGGTGAATTATTAAATGAAAAGTATATTTAAAATACCATTAGAAATAGACAGTAAGAAATGGAGTTTGAATAAAATATATGCTGGAGTTCATTGGTCAGTAAGGGCTAATGATAAGGAATATATAAGACAACTTGTTAGAAGTGTTATAGGAATTAGAAAGCCTTATGAGAAGCCTGTGCTAATCAAAATGGCTTTCAATAGTGGACTAGATGTTTCTAATCATGGATATCTTTTTAAGTTAATAGAGGATAGCTTGGTCAAATGTGGAGTTATTCAAAATGACAGTTATAAATATGTTCAATGTAATATAATGACATTACAGAAAGCTTTTAAAGGTGTAATAGTAGAAGTTGAAGAACTGAAAGAGGAATAATGAGTTTTAAAGAACATAATAATCGTGAAATAAGTAAGAAATTAGCTGAGTATATAACAGGAATAGAATTAAGAAAGTATGTTGCTAGGAAACTTAAAAAGTACATTAACAAAGAAAATATAACAGTATTTGATGGAGCTGTTGGAAGTGGACAACTAGAGCAATTTGTTAAACCAGGAATGTTGCACGGAGTAGATGTGCAGGAAAACTCTATTAATTCAGCTAGGCAGAACTTTAAGAATAGTGACCTAGAAACAAAAAGTTTCTTCGAGTATGAAAAGGAAGGTTTAGAAGTTGATTGTGTAATAATGAATCCACCATTCTCAATAAAATTTAAAGACCTTTCAGAAGTAGAACAAAGAAATATACAAAAAGAATTTGAGTGGAAAAAGTCAGGTTGTGTTGATGATATATTTGTTCTAAAATCTTTAAAATACACAAAAAGATTTGGATTTTATATTTTATTCCCTGGTGTAGGTTATCGTAGAACTGAAGAAACATTTAGAAAAATTATAGGAAATAACTTAGCTGAGCTAAATAGAATAGATAATGCTTTTACAGATACAAGTATATCTGTATTGTTTATAGTTATAGATAAGGAAAAAACTGATAATAAAGTTTTTAGAGAAATTTATGACTGCAAATTGGATAAACAAATTTTAGAAGATGAATGGATTTTAGAAGATGACTATTCTTGGCAACAATTACAAGAAGAAAGAGAAGTAGAAGAAGTTGATATCAATACTTTAAATACTCATGCTTCAGAGCTTTGGATAAATGGAGTTAAAAAAAACTTAGAATTGGATCTATTTTTAGTTCAAGAATGTAATGCTAATATAGATATATTAGGAAATATAAAAAGACTTAAATCTATTTGTAAAGAATTTGAAAGGAAATTAAGATGTCAGAGAAAATACGTGAGTTCAATGACTGCATCAGAGAAACAATTGAAATTATTATCTCTATTCGAGGCTACGCAGAGGTAAGGATATTTGATATTTTTGATATAAAGTATATGAGCAAAAAAGATATTTTTACAAAGAAAAATATAACATCAGAGGGAAAGAATGCAATATTTTATGGAGATATTTCAAGAAAGTATGATTGTTTTGCTCAAGAGATAATAAATAGAATAGATGATGAAAGCTATCAAAAAGCAACTAAAATTGAAAAAGGACAAATACTAGTGAATCTAGAAGATTTTAGTCATGAAGATATAGGAAGATGTGTTTTGTATCAAAATGATAACCCAGCTGCAATAAATGGAAATGTTTTATTGCTAACATTAAAAGATAGCTTTAAAGATATTATTGATTTAAGGTATATAGCATTTTTAATTAATTACAAAGATACAATTAGAAAATATATTTATCAAAAATCAGCTGGAGAAAAAGTCAAAAGATTAAAAAAAATAGATTTTGAAAATATCTTAATAATTATACCTACTTTAGAAGTTCAGAACAAAACTGTAAATAACTTCATAGAATTAAAAAGACAGTTTGAAGATGATGTTGCTGAAATTGAGAGAAAAATAAAATTAATTGATGGATATTCAAAAGTATATGTTGAGAAAGTATTAAATTTTAAAAATAAGGAGTTAAGTAGTGAACAAAGAAGAAATATGTAAAATCATAGATGAGAAGTTAGAAAGTAAAATCAAAGATTTAAAAAATATAAATCCTCCATATAGAAAAGTGGAAGTTATTCTAAAAAATTATAAGAACTTTCAAAAAATGCTAGTTTCTTTAAGAGAGCAATTAAATAATATAGAAGTAGTAAAAAGAATAAATGTTGATTCTACTAAGCCAGTTGGATATGTAGATTATAAACCAGATATAGAAAAGAAAGAGGATATAAAAGATAGAATCAATGAAGAAATATTAATATATGAAAATAGAATTTTAAAGACTGAAAATGCTTTAGATTTTATAAAGAATGATAAATATTATAGAATAATAGAACTAAAATATTTTGAAAATTATTCTGTTGAAGATGTTTGTGAAAAATTAGATATTACAGAAAAAACTTATAGAAGTCACAGAAATAGATTGATTGATAGTTTAACATTATATTTATTTCCTAAAGAAATTCTTGAAGATTTTTAAAATTTTACCGTTTTCCTCCCTGTTCATTCCCTTTTTTTTATTATATAATGTTAATATATGAAAGTTTAAAACAAACAAGTTACGACTTCTTGTAAAAAAGTCAAAATTAAATATGGTGCATCGGGCTAATACCCTGGCTAGACTGCTAATGTCTTTCATTGGTGAGAATCCAATATGCACAGTATACCAGAATCAATACTCTCACGAAGCTTAAGTGCTTGCGATATGTCGCCTGTGGGAGTTTTTTTATTTACAAAACAGGAGAAAAAATGGAATTAAAAGAATTAACAGGAAAGTTTCAAAATATTTTCGGTAATCTAGAAAATTTTAAAGTAGATTTACTAAATAATTCTAACTGTGAAAAGTTTATAGAATTAGTTAATGGAGACTTGGAAACAGATTATCTACAAAAAATATGGCAATTTTATATGGCAGATAGAGAAGATAAGAAACAAGATTTCACTCCTAAAAGTTTAGGAAAATTAGTTGCTGAACTAACGAAAAGCACAACTGAAGAGTGGTGCTATGATATGTGTTCTGGAAGTGGAGCTTTAACAATTCAAAAATGGATAACTAATAAAAACTTAAAATTTGTATGTGAAGAACTAGACACTAATCTAATTCCTTTTCTATTGTTTAATCTAAAAATTAGAAATATTGAAGGTTATGTAATAAATGGAAATGTTTTAACTGGTGAAAGAAAAGCAGTTTATAAACTAACAAAAGGAGAAAAATTTTCTGAAATAGAATTTTGTATGTTCTTTGAATATCCAAATTTTGATTGTGGAATTTCTAATCCTCCCTTTAATTTAAAAGGTGAATATAAAGAAGAAATAGAGTTAAAAAATATGAACTTTGTATTTGTTCTAAAAATGCTTGAAAGAGTTAAAGAGAAGGTAGCTTTTATTTTACCAAATGGAGTTATGGGCTCAAGTGAAGAAAAAGAAGCAAGAAAATATTTAAAAAGTAAAAACAAAATAAAAGCGGTTATAAGTAACCCTGAATCTATGTTTGAAAGTACAAGTATTCCTACAACTATATTATTTTTTGAAACTTCTGAAGAAATTAGTTTTTTTAATTGTAAAGATTTCTTTACAGAAGAAGCAAGAAAACAAAAAGGAGAAGAGCATACTAAAAATAGAGTTTACACAAAAATATTAAAAACTTATTCGAATGAACAAATAAAAACAATATTAACTTGTATAAAAGAAAAAAAAGATATAGAAAATTTTTCAAAAAGTATAAAAAATAGTGAAATTCAAGATGAAATTTGGCTACCAAACACATATATAAACATAAAAATAGAGCCATCAGAGAGTAGAAGCTATGAGGATATAATAAAAGATTTACAAAGAGTTATAGCTCAAAAAAATCAGAACAAACTTACAATAAATGAAGTTTGGGCTAAAGAATTAGGTTTTTTAGAAATTTTTGAAAATGCTAATAGCGGAGATAAAACTATAGATGAAATTAATAACACTATAAAAAATGTTTTAAATTTAGATATTACTTTAGAAAAACAAGACTACATTCGTTTAACAAAAAGTAAAGAACTAAAATGGGAAAACAAAGATAAAGAAGAATTAAGTTCTGCAATAACTATTGCATTACAAACTTGGAAAACGATGCTTCATTATTTCAACAATGAAGAAAATAGATATTTGAAAGAATTAAGAGATAAACTTTTACCTGATTTAATGAATGGAAAGTTAGAGTTAAATGTAAAAAATGAATAATAAAAATAGAAATATTTTTTTGGAGGTGAAGTAGCATTGAAATTAAATGCAAGACAAAAGGCTTTTTGTGAGTTTTATGTAGCATCTGGTAATGCTACTGAAGCTGCAACCAAGGCTGGATATAGTTATAATTATGCTAATGCTCAAATATATAAAATGTTGGGAAATGTTGGGATAAAAAATTATATTGATGAGCTAATGAAAAAATCACAAAATGAAAGAATAGCAACAGCTGAAGAAGTACTTAATTATCTTACTTCAGTAATGAAAGGAGAAGGTCAAGAAGAAGTTGTGGCTAATACTGGAAATGTAGTATATACAAGTCCTAGCATTAAAGATAGAATAAAAGCAGCAGAGTTGCTTGGGAAAAGATATGCTTTATGGACAGATAAAACTAAAATTGAAGGAACTCTCCCAGTCGTTATAGTTGGAGAAGGAGATTTAGATGACTAAGTCCATACAAATAAGTTTACCTCAAATTGTAGGAAAAGGTTATAAATCATTTTGGAACTTCAAGGGTAGGTATAAGGTAGTTAAAGGATCAAGAGCATCAAAAAAGAGTAAGACAACAGCTCTATGGATAATTTACAACATGATGAAATACAAAGATTCTAATACTCTTGTTGTAAGAAAAGTTTTTAGAACTTTAAAAGATAGTTGTTATTCAGATTTAAGATGGGCTATACATAGATTTAAAGTGGATGACTACTGGGAATTAAAAGAAAGTCCACTTGAAATGACATATAAACCAACTGGACAGAAAATTTTATTTAGAGGTTTTGATGATCCATTAAAAATTACATCAATTTCAGTACCTGTTGGACAATTATGCTGGTGTTGGGTTGAAGAAGCATACGAGTTAACAGATGAAACAGCTTTTAATATGCTTGATGAAAGTATTAGAGGGATTGTAGAAGAACCTTTATTTAAACAAATTATTTTAACTTTTAACCCCTGGAATGAAAGGCACTGGTTAAAGTTTAGATTTTTTGATAGAGTTGCACCAAACATATTAGCTTTAACTACTAATTACTTATGTAATGAATGGCTTGATGAAGCAGATAAGAAATTATTTGAAGATATGAAAAAAAATAATCCTCGTAGATATCAAGTTGCTGGATTAGGTAATTGGGGTATAGTAGATGGTCTTGTCTATGAAAATTGGCAGGAATTAGAATTTGACTGGAGAGAAATTTTAAATAAAAGACAAAAAGCAAAAGCAGTATTTGGGTTAGATTTTGGATATACCAATGACCCTGCTGCTTTTTTTTGTGGAATATTAGATTTAGAACAAAAAGAAATTTATGTTTTTGATGAAATATATCAAAAAGGTATGCAAAATACAGCTATTTATAATGCTGTTGAAAAGTTAGGTTTTAAAAAAGAAATTATAGTTGCTGATAGTGCTGAACCAAAAAGTATAGAGCATTTGAAAGGTTTAGGACTTTATAGAATAAAAGCATCTAAAAAAGGAAAGGATAGCATTAATGCTGGAATACAGTTTATTCAAGATTTTAAAATTTTTATTCATCCTAGGTGTGTGAATTTCTTAACAGAGATTTCTAACTATGCTTGGGATAAAGATAAGTTTGGAAAAGCAACAAATAAACCTATTGATGATTTTAACCATTTGATGGATGCTATGAGATATGCACTTGAGGATTATATGAGAAATAGTAATATTAGAACTTTAGATAGATTAAGTTTAGGAATAAGATAAGAAAGGAGGATTTGTGGATATAAAAGAATTACAAGAAGCCCTTGAGGCTTTTATTAAAAATGAATTACCTAATCTACAGAAAATGGAAGATTATTATAATGGTGCTCATAAGATATTAAAAAGAGAAAATAGAACATCTGATAAAGAAGATTCAAAGTTGGTAAACAATTATCCTGAATACATCACAACTATAGCTACGGCTTATTTTTTAGGAAAGCCGATTGTTTATGGATTACAAGACGATAAGTTAAAAAAAGAATTTGAAAAACTATCTGACTATTTAGCAACAGAAGAGGAACAACAAGAGAATTATGAACATTCTCAAAATTGTAGTATATTTGGTAAATCTTATGAGCTATGGTATAAAAATGTGGATAATACAATAGATAATGTTGTAGTAGACCCAAGAGATTGTTTTATTTTGAGAGATAATACAGTTAAGAAAAATATAATTGCTGCAGTTAGATGGGATAAGACTAAGAATAAAGATAATAAATGGCTTTATACTTTGGAAGTTTATGATGATAGGAATGTTACTACATATGAATATATAAATGATAGTGATAAAAAAGAAATTCCAACTGTAAAAGGTGAAAGTAGATTACATGGATTTAATAGAGTTCCTATCATAGAATTTTTAAATAATAAACGTGCTAATGGAGATTTTGAAAGAGTTCTTTCATTAATTGATGGCTATAATACAATTACATCTGCTTCAATAGATGATATGACTGATTTTACAGATGCTATTTTAGTTTTGACTAATGTTGGTGGAACAGATAAAGAAACATTGAAAAAAGTAAAAGACGATAAGTTGATGTTAATTGATGATGATGGTGATGCTAAGTGGTTAATTAAACAAATTAATGATAGTTATGCTCAAAATAATAAAAATAGGTTAAATCAAGATATTCATAAATTTTCTATGATACCTGATATGCAGGATAAGGAGTTTAGTGGAAATAGCTCAGGAGTTGCACTTGGATATAAGTTATTAGCTTTGGAACAACTAGCAGCACAAAAAGAAATGTATTTCAAAAAAGCTATAAATCAAAGATTAGAACTTATGATAGATTTCCATAACTTAAAAATAAAATCTACTGATATCCAAAAAGTATTTACTAGAAATGTTCCAAAGAATTTAGTTGAAGCAGCTGATACAGCTCAAAAGCTACAAGGAATAGTATCACATGAAACTATTTTATCTACTTTACCATTTGTAGAAGATGCAAAGCTAGAACTTGAAAAAATAAAAGCTGAAGAAGATATTAATGCAATGAAGGATATGAATACTCCATTTGGAGTTGGTGCTGATGGCAAAGAATAGAGATTATTGGGAAGAAAGACAAATTAAAAGAGAAGCTAAGGCATTTACTACTATACAAAATATTGAAAAAGAATATAAGATTGCACTTGAAAAAGCCAAGCAGAATATAAATAAAGAGATTGCTAGAATAACTACAACTTATATGAATGGTAATATCTTAAATTATAATGAGGCTTTGAAACTTTTAAAAGGTGATGATTATAAAGTTTGGAAAAAAGATTTACATGACTATATGACAGAATATAAGAATCTTTTAAAGACTGCACCTATGGAAGCTAAAAAACTTCATTTAGAAATTGAAACATTGTCTGCTAGAAGTCGTATGAGCCACTTAGATAGTCTTAGGGCACAAGTAGATATGGAACTTATAAAAGCATCAGCTAGTGTTGATGGAATAGCTAAAAACACTTTGGCATCAATTTATAGAGATACTTACACAGAAGTAACAAAAGATTTAGGAATTAATGTTATAGTTAGTCCAGAAAAAATAAAAACAGTTTTAGATAGACCTTGGAGCGGTGCGAACTTTTCGGAAAGGCTTTGGACTAATACAGATAAACTAGCTCGAACAGTTAAACAAGAAATAGTTAATGGGATGATACAAGGTATCAATTTACAAACTATGACTAAAAGAGTTTCTGAAAGATTTGAAACAGCTAAAAAGAACGATGTTGAAAGACTTTTAAGGACAGAAGTTAATTATACTTTAAATCAAGCTACACTTGACAGCTATAAGGAAGCTGGAATAGAAAAATATGAGTTTAATGCTACTTTAGACAGTAGAACAAGTCAAATATGTTCTGAACTTCATGGAAATATTTTTGAAATAAAAAATATAGCTGTTGGTTTAAATTACCCACCAATGCACCCAAGATGCAGAAGTACAACTATTCCTATCATTGATTATGAAAGCTTAGTGAAACAAGGTAAAGAAGAACTTGAAAGTGGTGAGACTATTAAAAATAATTTAGAAGTTGATAGTAAAGAAATATTGACAAATAATGAAAATAAGAGTATAAATGAATTTAGAGAAGCAAGTTCAATAAAAGAAGCTAATGAATTTGCTGAAAAAATTCTAGCTTTAAAAGCCGATTATGATGGAATAGATATAAGATGTGCCAATGAATGGAATAAAGGGCTATATGAAATGAAAAATAAATTTCCTGAAATCTTAGAAACAATTCATTTTGTTGGTTCTAGCCAAAGTAGAAATAAGTTAATAGAGCAAGATGTATTAGATTATCTATTTTCACAAAATTACAGCCAAATAGAAATAAATGCATTTTTAACTAAGCTAAGGGAAGAAATTAGTATAGGAAAAACTGAATTTGCAGTTTCTATGACTGTTCCAAAAGATTTAAAAAAAGAAGTGGTGTATAGACTGATAGATAAGTACTCAGGGATAACTATGAATGCTAAATACTTTAAGGATTATGACAAGGTAATAGAAATCAGTAGACAACAAGTAGAAACAAAAAATTCGCCTATTGGTTGCGATACTGTTAAAGCTACTTTTGATCATGAATTTGGGCATAAAATAGATCATTTTTTAGGTTTAAGAAAAAATAGTGAAATAAGAAAAATGTGTTTAAAGAATTTACAAGAAGATGGAGAAAATTTATCAATGTATTCCGTTTACAATAAAGATATTCAAACTTGTTTTAAGGAAACAATAGCTGAGAGTTGGAGTGAATATTGTAATAATCCTAAACCTAGAGAAATAGCTAAAACTATTGGAGAACTTATAGAAAGTGAATATAGAAAATTTAAGAAGGGGGAATGATTCCATGAAACGCTTATTATATAAATCTGAAATTCAGGGATATTGTAAAATGAATGGGACTTTATTAGAGATTATTGTTTCAAATCCACCTCAATGGGTTATAGATGAAGTTAATGAACACAACGAAGTTGAGAAAAAAAGAATAGAGGCTAGAAAATGGATGGTTGAACAAGGATTTCCCAAAATAGAAATAAATCAATAAATTATAAAGCACTTAGCTAAAAACTAGGTGCTTTTTTTATTGCAAAGAAAGGAGGTACAAAGATAAATATTGTCGTACTGAAGGACATTAAACTTCTGGATATGATATAGTCAAACAGGACTTTAAACAGGAGGATAAAATGAAAAAATTTAAAATTAATATTCAATTATTTGCAGAACCAGGAGAAGTAAAAACATTTACTCAAGAAGAAGTCGATAAAATGATTGAAACTAGACTTAAAAGAGAAAATGAAAAATTTGAGAAAGCAAAAAAAGAACTTGAAAGACAGCATAATGAATCTATTGAAGATTATGAAGAAAGAATCAAAAATGCTAATCTTACTGCAGAAGAAAAGCACAAAAAAGAACTTGAAAAAATTCAAAAAGACTTAGATGCAAAGAATGCTGAACTTTCAAAAATAAAGACAGATGAAATCAAAAGAAGTACATTAGCAAAATATAAAATACCAGATAAATTTTTAGATAGAATTTCTGGAGCTAATGAAGAAGAAATAGAAGCATCTGTAAAAGGTTTTGCTGAAGTGATGGGAGAATATGTAAAAGGACTTGGTGCTAGTGGAGTACCAGGAGCAATGAATGGTGGAAGTAGCGGTATCGATAAAAAGGCTAAATTAGAAGAATTAAGACAAAAAGCTTATGAAAGTGGCTCAGAAATAGATAGAGCTAACTATACAAGAGCAAAACAAGAATTAGAAAACTCAGGAGGTAACGAATAATGGCAGGAAAAATAGATAAACAATTAAACTCAACAAATCAAGCGATATCAAATGATATTTTAGATGAATTACAATTAGTAAATCCTAATAATTCACCTATCATATCTCATGTTTTAAGAGGTGGAAGAGTAAGTGAAACAACATCTACAACAATAGAATGGATAGATCACTATGAAAGAAAAACAACATCTAGTTTAAAAGTTGCTTTAAATGCAGGAGTAACTGAAATTCAAGTAGTAGATGAGGATATTTTAGTTCAAGATGCTCTGTTATCAATTGGAGATGAAATTGTAAAAATAACAAAAGTAAAAACAGATAACAAAGCAGATGTTACAAGAGGTTATGCAGGAACAACTTCTACTGCTGGAAATATAGCAGCAAATACAATAGTTCAAAGTTTAGGAATAGAAATGGAAGAAGGTGGAGAACTTAAAAAGTCTTCTGTTAGATTACCTGTTCATATCACAAATAACACAGGAATAATATATGAAGAATATGAAGTAACAGAAACAGCTAAACATTTAAACCCACATGGACAAAGTGGACTTTCTGTAAGAGAGTTAGAATCTCAAAAGAAAAAAGATGAGATGCTAGGAATTATGGAAAACAAACTGTTGAATGGAGTTAAGTATGTAAATGGTAAATTAAGAATTTCTGGTGGTATTAAATCTTTAATTAAAGAACATGGAATAGTTTTAGATGCTAATAATCAACCTTTCTCAGTTGATTTATTGACAACAGCAGTAAAGGCAATAGTTAATAAAGGGAACCCAGGAGCAGCAGATTTAAAAGCTGGTAAATACTTCGTATGTGTACCTTGGGATATAGCTATTCAAATTAATAAATTGAATAAAGATATAGTTAGAGCAGATGTCAAAGAAAAAGTAACAGGAACTGTAATTACAGAAATAGTTACAAATGCAGGAGTTGTATCTGTGTTCCCTGCTCCATCTTTAGCTGCTAACGAATTCTTATTAATTAATTTAAATGAAGTTAGCTTAAAACAATTATATCCAATAAAAGAAGAAATAGGAGCTAAAACTAATTTATCTGATAATTATTTCTTGCATGGAGAATATGCACATCAAATAACTAAATTACCATTCCAAGTACATGTTAAAAATGTAAAAATATCATAGGAGGTAGATAATGGCTAAAAGACAAGAAGAAATGACTACTGAAGAAACAGTAAAAGAAATAACTTTTCAATCTAGTTATAAAAACTTAATTATAGCTGGAACTTCTATTCAATTCAAAGATGGAGTTTACTCAACATCTGATGAAACAGAAATAGAAGTATTGAGAAATAATAACCTTGTGACTGAGGCAGGAGAATAAAAACTCCTGCCTTTATCATATTAGGAGGTTAGATATGGAAGAAGTTTACAACAAAATAATTGAAAAAGTGAAAGAATTAACGACTATTAGCAACGAAGCTATTTTGAAAATTCGAGTAACCATTTTAGTTAGAAAAGCTTTAAATTTTATGAATAGAAATGATTTTCCAGTTGAACTTATAGATCCAGTTGCTGAGCACTTAGCATTAAAAGTCATTGAAGAAACAAATTTACAAGGTAATATTTCTAAAGTAACAGAAGGAGATACTACTATAGAATACAACACATCTAATAACACAACTGATGAAATGTTTTTATCTTTAAAAAGCCAATTATTTAAGTTTAGAAAGGTTGGAACAGTATGAGCATTTTAGATAAGTTACATAATGATAAAGTAACTGTGACTAGATCTGTTGTGATTGTAGATGAATATGGAGGAGCATTTGAAGAACAAAGAGAGATATTAAAAGATATTCCATGCAGGCTTTCACAAAAATGGTTGAGAAGTGTTACACCTGGAATGATTAACAGTAGTGGTCAAGAATATAAACTCTTTGTAGGTTTAGATGTAGATATAAAACAAAATGACTTGTTAAAAGTTGTAAGGAAGGCTGATGGAGCTGTTTATATGTTCAAGGCATCAAAACCTTTAGCTTATAACATAATAAAACATAAGGAAATAGCTCTAACAGAAGTATCTGAAAATGAGGTAGATTATGGAGCTTAAAGGATTTAAAGAATTCGATAAGATTCTTATAGAAATAAAAGAAAAAGCTCCAGAAACTACTAAAAAATTTTTGATGTTACAAGCTGAGGATTTAAAAAAAGATGCTAAAGAATTAACACCTGTTGACACTGGTACTTTAAAAAATGCTTGGCAAAGAGAAAACGGAAAAAGATTAACTGGAAATACATTCTCTCAAATTGTATTTAACATGACTAATTACGCTCATCATGTTGAGTATGGTCATAGAGTTGGAAGAAGCAAAACAAAATTTATTAAAGGTAGATTTATGCTTAGAACAGCTGTATCTATGATGCAAATTAAATTCTATAAAGATTTAAAAAATTTTTATGGAGGATTGATAAAAAAATGAAATGGGCAGATATAAGGAATGCATTAAATAAGATTATTTCTGAAAAACTAAAAGTAAACCCATACAGTGAGGATATAGATAATGTCAAAAAACCTTGTTTTTATATTGATTTAGTTAGCTATAAAAAAGAGTTTAACTCTGAATATAGAGAGCTAAAAACAATAGATGTTGATATTATCTACTATCCAAAAACTAATGGAAAGCTAACTAATGCTGAGATATTAGAGAATTTAGAAAACTTAGATAATGCTTTGGAAATAGAAGGTAAAAAGGTTTTACATGTACTAGATAGATCTCTAACTTTAAGAAATACAAATATAAAAATTGTAGACAGAGTTGGGCATTATATATTTACACTAAGTTTATACGATTTATATGGAAAACCTTATGATTATGAATTAATGAATGATTTAGAATTAAGATTTAAAGAAGGAGGTAGCAATTAATGGGAAATGAAGTAGGACAAATAAAAGCAAGTCCAAACATTAATATAGAGTTTAAAACTCTTACAACAACTGCTATTCAAAGAAGTGAGAGAGGTATAGTTTGCTTAATATTAAAAGATACTAAGAAAACTATAAAATGGAATATTCTAAAAACAATAGCTGATTTAAAAGATGATGAATGGGAAGCTAAAAATGTTAAAAACATTAAATTAGCAATGCACTATGGAGCTAAGAAAGTATTAATAAGAGTGTTACAAACTGGAGAGAACTTAGATGATGTTCTAGGTGAATTTAAAGAAAGAAAAATGCATTGGTTAGCATATCCTGGAGCAGAAGAAGCAGATGACCAAAAACTTGTAACTTGGACAAAACAAGTATTTGGAAATGATGGAGCAATAGGAAAGACTGTCAAATATGTATCTAGCTTTGCTAATAATACAGATCATGTTGCAATAGTAGAGCTTGGAAATACAGGAACTTATAAGTCTATTTATGGAGATTTTACAGCACAAGAATATACTGCAGCAATAGCAGGACTTATAGCTGGAATGCCTCTTAATCGTTCTGCTGATAACTTTGTTATGTCAGATTTAAAAGAAGTAGATTACTTTGAGCCAAAACTTGGTAAATTCTCTCTATACAATGATGATGAAAAAGTTAGAGTTAATTATGGTGTTAACTCAAAAACTACTTTCGATAGCACTTGGAAGAAAGACACAAGAAAAATCAAAATAGTTGAAGGGATGTGCTTTATAACTGATGATATAAGAGATACATTTAAAAATTATTGGTTAGGAATTTACATAAATGACTATAACAATAAAATGAATTTCTGTTCTAATGTTACTAAGGTTTATTTTAAAGAAATGGCTCCAAATGTATTAAGTGGAGACTATGATAATAAAATTGAAATAGACTTAGAAGCACAAAAGAGATTAATTGTTTTAGATGGAAAAGACCCAGAAGAAATGACAGAAATGGAAATTTTAAAATATCCATCTGGAGATGATGTATTCTTAACTGGTGATGTTAGATTTGCAGATACTATGGCAAATCTTAGCTTGGTTATAAAGATGTGATAGGAGGTTATAATGGCAGATACAAGTATAAGAGGTTATCATACCATCGCTGGAGCTCATGGTACTCTTTGGATAGATAATGAAAAAATAGCAGAATTTTCTAAGGTTAATGCTAAAGTTACACCTGATAGAAAAGATGTACAATTAGGACTATCTGTGGATAGTAAAATCGTAGCATTGAAGGGAGAAGGAAGTATCACTCTTGAAAAAGTATATTCAAGAGGTAAGAAAATAGCTGAGAAATTAATAAAAGGACATGATCCAAGAGTTAGAATAGTTACTAACTTAGCAGATCCTGACACTCCTGGAAAGCAAGAAGAAAGAATATCTTTAGATAATGTTTGGTTTAATTCAATCGATTTAATCAATATTGCTAGAGGAGAAGTTGTAGAAGAAGAGTATCCATTCGGGTTTACTCCTGAAGACTTAGCTTATGAAAATGATATAAAATAGGAGGATAATATGCTAATTACAGCAGATATGCTACTTGAAAATAGTAAAAAGATAAATAGTGATAAAAGAGAAAAAATAAAAATTCATGTAAAAGAATTAGATGGAGATTTAGAATGTGAGCTTTTAAACAAAGAAGATTACTTAGATTTAATCTTATCTAAAGAAAAAGATAAAGATTTAGAAGTAATTTATAATTCTTGTTCTATCTTTAGAGATGATAGATTAATAGAAAAGCTAGGTTGTAAGAGTAATCCTGTTTCTGTTGTAAGCAAAGTTTTAAAAGACCCAACAATTTATAGACTAGCTGATATAATTTTAGTTGCTTCTGGGTATGGAGAAAAAGATTTAGTTAGTATTGTTGAAGAAACAAAAAACTAATAGAGAGCGACTGGAAATTAAGTACAGTCGCTCATTACTTGAATAGAGGACATACTTTAGAGCAACTTAGAAAACTCTCAGAAAAAGATTTGTTCTATATGTACCTTTTAAAAGAATAATGCTATAATATAGTATATTAAATTCATTTTAGGAGGGAAGTTTTATGAAAAAGTTTTTATTTGTGCTATTTATTTTTATTTCAGTTATTAGTTTTGGAAGTGTAAAAATTATAAATGGTAAATCTTCTGATGAAAAAAGTATAGTTTATAAAGATAACGATTGCACATTGCAACTGGATTATAAAAATTTTGATTGTGTGGCTATAACTGTAAAAACTTCTAGTTTTGCTAGTGAAACAGAAGATGAAGTAGGGTTTATGGTAGATAGTGGATACAATAGAACATTAAAATATAAAATTCAAAAAGATAAAAAAACTATAAGTTGTAATGCAGATAGTGCTATAAATGCAAGAATAATTAAAAACATAGTCTATGATATGGAAAAAGGATATTTACTTATGATAGATTATGTTGATAAAAACGATAAGATAGTAGCTAGAAATATAAAACTAGCTGAAATAAAAAAAGCAATAGCAGAATTTAAAACTAGTCAATTAAAAAAATAAATAACAAATAAAATAATTAAATTAAGAGCAGTTTAAAACTGCTCTTTTTTATTTGGAGGTGAAAATTTGGAACATGTACTAAGTGCTAGATTGGAACTTAAAGATAAATTTACTGCAGTTATAAATAAAGCTGAAAAAGGCTTAGCTGGACTTTATCAGAAAGCTAAATCTATGAATTGGGAAAAAGTTAATTCTGGATTGAATAAATTTGGAGCAGTTGCAGCAGGAGGATTAGTTGGATTAGGTGCTATAGCTGGAAGCTCTTTAACTGCTTTTGCTGATTTAGAGGATCAAGTCAGAAGAAACAAAGCTATCATGGGAGCAACAGCAGCTGAAGAAAATATGCTAATGACTCAAACAAGAGAACTTGGAAGAAGTACAAGATTTACAGCACAAGAAGTGGCACAAGCTCAAATGTATCAAGCTATGGCAGGAATGAAAACAAATGAAGTATTAGAAATGACACCAAAACTTTTAAAGCTATCTATTGCATCTGGAGAAGATTTAGCTAGTACATCCGATATTCTAACGGATAATATGACTGCCTTTGGGATAGAGTTAAAAGATGTAGATCATTTTATGGATGTCATGGCGGCTACTGCTAATAATACTAATACAAGTATTGCACAATTAGGAGAAGCTTATAAATATGTTGCAGCAACATCAAGAAGTTTTGAAAGCATGGAAGAAGTTAATATCTTATTAGGTGTTTTAGCAGATAATGGATTAAAAGGTTCTATAGCTGGGAGAAACTTAGCATCAGTATATACAAGACTTTCAAAGACAACTCCAGATATGGATGCTGCTTTAAAAAAAGTTGGAATAAGTCTTTACGATAATAATGGTAAATTTAAAGGATTAAGAAAAATCTTAGAAGAAATTAAACCTAAACTAGCACAAATGAATGATGAGCAAAGAAATTTGTTTTTGACTACGATAGCTGGTTCTGAAGGCATGAAAGTTTTTACATCTCTTTTAGGTTCTTCTAAAGAGGGTATAGAAAAAGCTGAAAATGCTATTAGAAATGCAACAGGTGCAACTGATAAAATGGCTAGTGAAATGGGCAGTGACACAAAAAATAAAATAGCAGAATTCAATAGTGCTGTTGAAGATTTAAAATTATCAATTGGAGAAGGATTGGCTCCAACAGCAGTTGACTTTATAAATCAATTTACAACTAAAATGAAAGAACTAAATTCTAAAGGAACTTTTGATACTCAGAATGTTGAAACTTATTTTAATAGAATATTCTCTCTTACAGCTGAGGCTATTAAAGGTTTTGCGGCATTAAAAGTAGCAGCAATGGCAGAAAATATTTTCCCAGGTTCTGGAAAATATGTAATAGGTAGTTATGCAGCATATAAAGCTGGTAAATTTGTTGGAAATTGGATAGGAGATAAAGTAGGAAGAACAAAAAATAAATGGGAGTTAAGAAAAGAATATCAATCAAAAGGATATACTTGGGATGAAGCTAATGCACAAGCTGAAAAAGATTTAGAAACTATAGATTTAAGAAACAGTAAAACAGATAGCGATGATAAAATCATGTACATAAAAGCAAATATGTTAAAAGAAAAAATAAAAGAAAATAAAGGCTCAGGAAAAGGACTAGAGCAATTAATGAAAGAAACTGATGAAGACTTTAAAGAAAGAAGAAGACTTGCTAAATTATCACCTCAAGATTTAGCTAAAGAACAAGTTGTACAACAAAATAAAACTGTCGAGTCTTTAAATAAACCTATACCAATTGGAAAACCTCTACCTAAAAAGCCAAAATCTGAATATGAAAAATCATTTGAAAATCTAGGATTTAAAGCTCCTATAGCATCTACTACTAATTTTTCTCCTCAAGTAAATGTTAATATGGGTGGAGTTGTAATAAAAAATGAAGCTGATTTAGAAAAAACTGCAGAAATGTCTAAACAAAAAATAATGGCAGAGTTAAAAAATTATGTACAAATAACAAATTAAAGGAGGGATAGTATGAAACCAACATTTATTTTATTAAAAAATTCTACAAGTACTCCTTTTTTCTTTGTTGTTCCACCTTTAGATTTAAAGATTGAAAGTGAGCAAGACACACAGATTTTTAAAATAATTGATGTAGGAGAAAAGACATTAATAGGAAATAGAAAAGCTGAAAGAATTAGTTTTTCTACATTTTTTCCTAATCTTAAATCTCATTTTTTTAATTATTTACTGTCTGCAACACCGTCTGGCTGTGTTGAAACATTAACTAAATTAAAAAACGATAAAGAACCTTTAACTTTAATTGTTCCCGAGTTCAACATATTTTTTAAATGCTATATACAAAGTTTAAATTTTTCTATAGTTGAAAGAACTGGAGATATTGATGTAGAAATAAGTTTAATAGAAGTTACTAAAAATAAAACCTTGCTAGATGTAGCAAGAGGCTTATTGCAAAGGTGATTTTATGGAAAGAGTTAAAATTTATGTTAATGGAAAAGAATATAAAAATATTTTTATTCAAGTAATTTGGAGTGGTGCTATACACGGAACAGCTAGAAAGTTAGAAGTTGAGTATTTAGGAGATATTATAACTAATATTGGAGATGAAGTTGAATTTTCTTATGATGATGAAAAACTATTTGTTGGAAAGGTATTTTTTCACTCAAGAAAAGGAGATACTGATGTTAAGACATTCTATGCTTATGATAATTCTATTTATCTTAATAAAAATAACTTTGTTAAAAACTTCTTTAGAAAAAAACCAAGTGAAATATTAAAAGAAATATGCGGAGAACTTAATTTAAAAGTAGGTAAAATACCACAAGATGAAGTTACTTGTACTTATCCTGCTATTGACAGAAGCGGATATGAAATTATATTGAATGCTTACACTATTCAACATAGAAAAAATAAAAAGATTTATTCTATCGTTAGTAATGATAAAGCAATAGATATAGTTGAGCAAGGAACACATGCTGATGTTCTTTTAACAAGTGCTGATAACATTTCTACATCATCTTATGAAGAAAGCATAGAAAATATGATAAATCAAATCGTTATCTATAAAGTAGAAAATGAGAAGCAACAAATACTTAATAAAGTAGAGAATGCAGAAGATAAAAAGAAATTTGGTTTATTCCAACAAGTTATGCAATTTGAAAAAGATGTAGATAATATAGCAAATGCTAAAGACATGCTAAAAAGTGTAGAAAAAAGTGCAAAATTACAATGTCTAGGAAATGTATTAATTCAAGCTGGATACAATATAGGAATACAAGAGCCACATAGTGGACTTGTTGGAGATTTCTTAGTTAAATCAGATACTCATGTATTTGAAGGAGAAACTTATTTTTGTAATATTGAGTTAGCTTTTGAAAATGTTATGGATAAAGCAGAATTTGAAAACAAAGAAAAAGTTAAAAAAAGTGACAAAAATAAAAAAGGTAAGAAAACTAAAAAAGGAAAAGCTAAAAAAGTAAGTAAATTGGATCAACTGTTTCCAGAAGGGTGGGATAAGAGATGAGTGATTTAGGATTAATGATAGGTGAAATGATAAGTCAAGCTACAAAAGGAACATCTATCATAAAAGCCAGTGTGCTTACTCCTCCTCCAAATTTAACAATTGAATTTGATGGGCAAACTATCCCTTCAGAGCAAATTTACTGTAGTAATTACTTATTACCTCACTATCATAGAGATTACACTATTGATGGAATTATAGACAAAATAGAAATAGATGTAGCTAAATATGATTACGATAATACTACTCAGGATGCAATGGGACATAAGATACCAAAGTTAGAAGGAAGTGGAAACTATCAGGGAAATGGAACATATAAATCTCACAAGGATATTTGGTTCGAGGATACACTTCAAAAAGGGGATGAAGTGCTTGTGCTTGTTTTGGGAGTACATTATGTAGTTGTGACAAAGATAGTTAAAATGCCAAGTGGAGCAATAAAGGGGGTGTAATGTGGAAAAAGATTTTAATATTTTTCTTGAAAAATCAGAAACAGAAATTGAAGAAATGCCAATTTTTAAAGAATATGCTATAGACTTTAAAACTGGAGAATATATCAAAAAAGGGAATGATATAAAAGTTTTAGAAGAAAATGAAGCTTTAAAAGTATGGATATTCAAAGCGTTAAAGACTGAAAGATTTAGATATACTGATGTGCATAGTGATGAATATGGAAGTGAGTTACAAAATAATATAGGAACTATCTATCATAAAACAGTTAAAGATGCTTTAATGATTAATCAAATAAGAGATACATTACTAGTAAATCCTTACATCACAGAGTGCTATAATTTTGTCATTTCTAACGAAGATGAATATGTTCCACAAATAACCTTTAATGTTAAAACTGTGTATGGAGAGCTAGAAATGGAGGTGTAAATGAAAGATAAAATTGAATTAAGAAATAATTTCTTAGATAACTTAAAAAACCCACTCTCAAAGACAGAAGGTACTTATAACTTTGATATTGCAGCAACTTTTGGAATTACTGCAGAAGAAGTTTACAAAGAATTAGAGTTCTGGGAAAAACAAACTTTTATAGATACAGCAACAGAAGATGAATACATTGATAAACATGCTCTAATGTTTGGAGTAAAAAGAAGGGTAGGAACTAAGGCTAAAGGAACTCTAAAAGTAACAGGAAAAGCAAACTCTCTCATAGAAGAAAATACAATATTTCTTAATAGAGATGGTATAAAGTATAAATCTTTAAGAAGAGAATATTTAAGTACATCAGGAGTTGCAGAAATAGAAATAGAATGCCTTTCAGAAGGAAAAATAGGTAATGCTGCAATAGGAGAAATTACAACATTTGAAATTCAAAATAGTAACATTTATTCTGTTACGAATGAAAAAGAAATTATCAATGGATATGATAAAGAACCTAATTCTGTACTTGTAGCTAGAGCTAAAGAAAAAGCTACAAGACCTGCTCACAGTGGAAATATATATGATTATGAGCAATGGGCTAAGCAAGTTGATGGAGTTGGGAAAGTATTAGTAAAACCTCTTTGGAATGGAAATGGAACTGTTAAAGTTCTGATTGCTAACTATAATAATGATGTTGCAGATTCATCTCTAATTCAAAAAGTTAGAGAAAGAATACAAAGCGATGACGGTAGACCTGTCGGAGCTGATGTAACTATAGAAAGCTTTAGAGCTAAGACTATAAACATAGAAGTTAATACTATATTAAAATCTGGATATGCTCTATCAGATGTAAAAGAAAAGATTGAATCTCTTTTAAAAGCTGTTATAAAAACTGGGAATGCTACATTTGAGAAAGTTAATAAAACAATACTATCTATAAATCGTTTAGAGAAAGCTATTTTAGAAATAGATGGGGTAAATGATAACTTTGTAAAAGTAAATAATTCTAATTCTAATATAGAAATTGCAGATGATGAGATATTAGTAGTTGGGACAGTGATTATAAATGAGCAATAGATTAATTAAAAAAGTCTCTAAAGTAGCTAGAAACACCTTACAAGAAGATTTAATAAGAACTCTAGATTTAATCTGTGAATATGCTAAAAATGATATACAAAAATACAAGGAGCTATTATTTATAGCTTTTTTTAATGAGCAACAGGTGGCTAATTATGAAAGGTTTATGGAATTAGACTATAAAAATGGTTGGAGTTTACAGGATAGAAAAGATAGAATTATCTATACTTTACTATCAAAAAATATCTTTACTCCACAAGTTTTAAAAGAACAAGCAAAGATATTCACAAATGGAGAAATCGAAGTAATTGAGGATTACGGAAATTATTCATTTACGATAAAATTTACATCTGTAGTTGGAATACCTCAAAACTTAGATAATTTTAAGAATTTCATTTATATTAATAAACCTGCTCATCTGAATTTTAGTATTGAATTTAGATACAACACACACAATCAAGTGGCTTATTTAGTTCATAATATTTTGAAAAGCAAAACTCACAAACAGATTTATGATACTAGACTTTATAATGATGCTGATGTTATTGGAAAGTATCACAAACATATTGAGTTAAGTTCTATGAAACATGTATCTTTAAAGACTATAAAAAACAGAAGTATTTATGATGAAAGGAGATAAGAATGGCAGAATATACTAAATATCTAAGATTAATAAAACCAGGGGGAAATGATTATTATAACATAGATGATTTTAATCAAAACTCAGAGTTGATTGATAAGGAAACAGAGAAATTAAATAATGCTGTTACAGAAATTAAAAACGGAGCAACAAGAGAGAAAGCAGGGATAGTACAATATGGAACTACTGAAGGAAAAGCTCTTGAAGGCATGATGTTAGCTAGAATGTTTGGATGTGTGGGCTATGGTGGAGATATACAAGATCCAGGAGCCAAAAATGTAAATTATGTTTATTTTGATAGAAACACAAGAAAAATGTACAAGTGTTTAAATCAAAATTCTGATGTGTCGGCTAATGTTGCTAATTTTATCCCATTAGATAATAACAGTCTTTTAGATAGATTGGAAAATCTATCAAATTTTAGAAGTGAAACTATAACAATTAATAGTACCAATGGCATTCTAAACCAATCATTTAAATTAATAGCAGTAGGTAAAATTAGAATAATCTGTTTTATGAATATTTTCGTTAAAAATGATTATGAAACAGATTATATTTTGCCTGATTGGTTTTTAAAAAATACTGAAGATGTTAAAGCTTCTTGTGCAAATGGTACAGGGGGCGCTACTGGTGAAGTTGCAGAAATCCATTTTGAACCTTCAACTAAAAAATTGAAATTTTATCCAGCTCTTAGACAAGGATTTTCTGGAAATCTACAGCTATCAGGTCAAGTTATTTCTGTCGCTAATGATTAGCATTTTATGAGTTTTCCATTATTATTGGAAAATCTAAATAAATTTAAAAATCTATTCACAAATGAAAGGAGAAAAAATGAAAACGATAAACTTTTACAAAAAAGAAAAGCTAATATTTTCTGTTTATGCAGAAAGTTTAGAAGATGTATTAAAATCACCTCTATCATACTTTCAAGGATATACAAATGATATGATAATAACTGATATAACATATCAATATCCATTTTTTAAAGATGATGTATTAAGAGAAATGAGCAAAGAAGAAAAAGTAAGAGCAAATATACCTGTGCAGCTTGATGATGGAGAGTTTATAAAAGATAAGAAATTAATAACAGTGCCTAAACCAGTTGGAAATCAAAAGTATATGTATTGGGACAAAGAAAAATCTCTATGGATGTTGGATAATCAAAAAGAATATGATGATTATTGTACTTTGATTGACAATCTAAAAGCAGAGGCTTTGGCGTATGGGTTCGATTATAAAGTTGAAAATAAGGAACATAGACAAAAATGTAGAGATACAGATATATCAAAAATGGTATCTGTAATTGTATCTTTACAACTTGCTAAAAGTATGGGAGTAGAGAAAAAAGTAACCTGGTATTTTGAAGATAATGTCGGAATGTCCGCAGGTCTACAAGAATTAGGTCAATTAATGCTGTATGGAACTACATTTGTTCAATCAGTTTATGATACGGAGAATTACTTTAAGACTAAAGTAAATCCAAAAGACCTATCAAAAGCTGAATTTGAGGCAAAAAGAAAAGAAATACATACAAAACTTGCTATAAGTTAATTAAAAAAGTAGAGGTAGTTTAGTATAGCTACCTCTTTTAAAATGCGTTATATGACTTATTACAAGGTCGTTTTTTTAAGGAGGTATATATGTTTGTTTTATCTGAAAATAGTTTAGAAAAATTAAATGGAGTTCATCCAAAATTAGTAGTTTTTATGGAAGAATTAATAAAAGAATCTCCATACGATTTTAAAATAACTTGTGGAGTTAGAACTGCTGAAGAACAAAATCGTGAATATCAAAAAGGAAGAACTCTTTTATATGATAGTAATGGAAATAAACTAAGTAAAGTTAGTTGGTGCGATGGATATAAATTAAAATCAAAGCACCAAGTGAAAGCAGATGGATACGGGTATGCTGTTGATATAGCAGTTTTGGAAAAAGAAAAATACACAGATAAGAAAACTGGAGAAGTAAGAGAAAAAACTGTTGCTAAGTGGGATTATAAATATTACAAAGCTATTTATGATGTTGCAAAAACTAAAGGTCTTATTGATAAATATGGAATAGTTTGGGGTGGAAATTGGAAACAAAAAGACTCTGTACATTTTCAACTAGGAATAGCAGATAATGTTCAGTTTAGAAGATAAGGAGTGATTAAATGGAAGCATTTATAGAAAGAATGATTTTAGAAAAAAATGAGTTACAAGATAAAGTAACAAAGTTAGAAAATTTTATTAATGGAGAAAAATTTAAAGAATTAAAAGGATTAGAGCAAGTTTATCTAAAAGAACAGCTAAAATTTATGAAAGGCTATTTGAGTGTATTAAGACAAAGAATTAATTTTTATAACAAATAATAGGAGGAATAAAATGCCAGAACTAGATGAGTTTGATTTAAAATATTATGATGGGAAAGATTTTATTTTAGAAAAAGATTATAGATATATGATAGGAGAAAAATTAATTCATATACCTGCAGGTTTTAAGTGTGATTTAGCTAGTGTACCTAGGATTTTCAGAAATGTTATTAATACTTATGGGGACCATACAAAAGCAGCCGTTATTCATGATTGGTTATATAGAAATGGTCATAATTTGGGAGTAAGTAGAAAGGAAGCAGATAAAGTATTTTTAGCAGTTATGAAAGAACAAGGGGTCGGATTTTTCAAAAGACAGTTAATGTATAGAGCTGTTAGAACATTTGGGATGTTTGCATACAAGGAGGATTAATGGAATTAGAAATCACTTTAACATTATTAGGAATGCTTGGAACATCTTTAATTACAGTTGGTGGAGTTATATTAGGCTATCATAATTATCTAATGAGGCAAATTAACAAAAGATTAAAAAAGGAAACATATTATATAGATCAAGAAAAATTAGACAAGCAACTTGAAGAAATAAAAAACAGCTCTGAAAAACAAAAAAATGAAATAAAATCAATGATATCCAAGTTAGGAGATAAGGTGGAAGCAGATTATCAAAAGATTTATGATCATCTACTAAATTGTAATAGAAGAAATGGGTAGAAAAAAATCCTCCCCTCTTTTTTTATTGCTTAAAAGCATGAATTTATCTATATTTAAAAATTTTTAAAAAAATATTTAAAATTTTATAAAAAAATGTTGACATCTGTAATTACATATGATAATATATACACATAGAAGGAAAGATAAAAAAACTAAAAAATTTAAGGAGGAATCAAAATGGCAACAAGAGTATTTAAAAGAGATGGAAAGGTTTTTACAGAAACAAAATACAATAAAGAATTCGTAGAATTTGCAAGAAGTAAAGAAGCTAAATGGGATGGGAAATTCTGGGCTTTCAATGAAGAACTTGAAAATGAAGTAGTGGAAAAAGTTGAAGAAATTTATGGAGAAGCTAAAAAAGCTAAGTATGATAGTGATGTAGCATTTGATACACTTATAAGAGATAAAGCAACTTGGGGAGAAATTCCAAAAGAATTACAAGAAAAAATGCTAAAAGGAAATGGAAAAAATAAATTCATGGAAAGAAATGGAAAATTATGGTATAAATGGTCAGCACTAGCATTTGAAAGTGGTTATTCAATAAAAGAAGATGGAACAGTTGAAATAGATGATAATGCGGTTTTTGTAGAATTTAAAAAATAAAAATATAGAGCTGGATGAAACACTCCAGCTCAACAAATTAAAAAATTAGGAGGATAAAATGGAAAGATTAGAGTATGAAATTACAAGAGATTTTATAGTAGATTTGGGAAATTTTTTAGAAGATAAGAATCCAAAAAATTTCAACTGGGAATTTATTAGAGATAAATATTATTTATTTAAGGGAGAAAACTTTTCTAATATAAGAGAATTAGAACTTAATGCAAGATTTATAAAATCAGCAATTGTAGAAAAAGAAAGTAATCAGCATTCTTACAAATTTGATCAACTTAACATAAAATATTTAATCTTAACTTATAACATCATAAAAGATACTGATTATATAGAAGATTTTAATGACATAGTAAGTGATTGCTATTTACAAATTTTTAAAAATATAGTAGATTTTAACAAAATCGAAAACACTCTTTATATAAAGAATTGTGATATTTTTGATTTTTTAGAAAAAGAAGATTATAAAAGTCAATTGCTTAGAATAGTTGATCTAATACACGAAGAAGATGAAACTTTTAATCTAATAATTGTTCCGCCTAAACATTAAAAAAGAGCCAGTTTTAGCTGGCTCAAATAGAAAGAAAGATAATCCCTAAAATTTTTAGGAGTTATCCTTCTTTCATTATATCAAAAAGGAGAAAAAATGGCAAGAAATGGTTTTAGTTCAGATGAGCAAAGAAAAAAAGCTCAGGACACATATGAAAAAACAGAAAAAGGGAAACTAGCGAGAGCTAGAGCAAATGCTAGAAATGGAATGAAAAGATTTTTAGAAGAGTTTGCAACAAGAGAAGAGTTGGAAGCTCTATTAAAAAGAATAGAAGAAAAATTAAAAGCAGGAAATTAATCCTGCTTTTTTCTAATATAGTAATACTTTATTTTGTGGCAAATATAACATCAAACTAATCGGACTTTAAATTCCAATTTGGAAAAACATATAAAGATATTTAAAATAGATCATTTCTAAATTTAAATTCTATTTTAGAAGTACTTTATACTTATATTACTATTTTAAACCTCATAAGTCAATAAAAAAAATAAAGCAGGATTAATTTCCTGCTTTTTATTAAATTTTAGATATAGAACCATTTTAGAACCAAAGATAAAATATTAATATTGATTATCTTTTAAAATCAATAGAATATTGTATACACTTGTTTTATTCCCACTCAATAGTAGCAGGTGGTTTAGATGAAATATCATAAGTCAATCTGTTAATTCCTTTAACTTCATTTAGAATTCTATTAGAAACTTTTTCTAAGAAATCATAAGGCAAGTGTGACCAAGTTGCAGTCATAAAATCTATAGTGTTAGCAGATCTTAAAACAGCAGTATATTCATAAGTTCTTTCATCTCCCATAACTCCAACAGATTTTACAGGAAGTAAAACAACAAAGGCTTGGCTAACTTTGTTATATAAATCAGCCTTTCTTAATTCTTCTATAAATATTGCATCAGCTTCTCTTAGGATATCAGCCTTTTCTTTAGTAACTTCTCCTAAGATTCTGATTCCTAAACCAGGTCCTGGGAATGGATGTCTATCAACCATATAATCAGGGATACCTAATTCTCTACCAACTTTTCTAACTTCATCTTTAAATAATTCTCTTAAAGGTTCAAGTAATTCAAATTTTAAATCTTCTGGAAGACCTCCAACATTGTGATGAGATTTTATAGTAACAGATGGCCCTTTAACAGAAACAGATTCGATAACATCTGGATATATAGTTCCTTGTGCTAAGAATTCAGCACCTTCAATTTTTTTAGCTTCTTCATTGAATACTTCAACGAATTCTTTTCCTATAATTTTTCTTTTTGTTTCTGGATCAGTTACTCCAGCAAGTTTAGATAAAAATCTTTCTTCAGCATTTACGCACTTAATATTCATATCAAAGTTTTTAGCATAAACTTCCATAACTTGTTTAGCTTCATCTTTTCTAAGTAGACCTGTGTCAACAAAGATACAAGTTAATTGTCTACCTATTGCTTTATTTATAAGTGCAGCAGCAACAGATGAGTCAACCCCACCAGATAATCCTAAGATAACTTGCTTATTTCCAACTGTTTCTTTTATTTGTTTTACAGTTGATTCAATATAGTTTT